GGGAGGAATTTTTTGTGAACGAAAATGAAGTAATTAATGTTGTCTTGAATAACAATCAAATCTATGACCTCGTCATTTACAGAATAAATAAGAAAGAAGAAAAGGAGGATGGCAAATGCCAAAGATGAAACCGAGAATACCTGACGACATAGACTTGAATATGCTGTTTATCAAATACAAGAGGATAAACAAAGTTGAAGTTGACAAGGTAGCCGCAGATTTCGGGGTGAGCAGGCGTTCGGTGTATACGTGGATAAAAGAACCCGCAAAAGTGCCGCACGGCGTGTTGATGAAACTGTTTAGGGTGTTTGGAGTGCCGATTGCGGAAGTGCGGGATAATGTAAGGTATCAATAGGAGGTGATATTAAGTGGCGAAAAAAAAGGAAAGTGTAAAAGAAAAGCTGGTGCGTTTGCAAAAAGAATTTGCGGAGTTGGCTAAGAATAGAATATTGCTTGGCTTGAGCAGTGACTATATACAACTTGATGATGAATATTTTGTAAAAACATTCGCGGAATACGAGATTGAAGAGCGCGGTTGCAAAGATTACAACTGGAAATACTCCGCAAATCTTGACGGAATAAAGGCTTTAACCATTGTGACGGACGATGAGCATAAGGCATATCAGGCGGCACGGGAGGTAACACATGAAATCATATGACATATACGCGGTTTACGGCGAGATAGCGGAAAGTGCTTGCGGCCCAAGTTGGTGGGCAAAATCCTCAATAGGCATAGAGTTTCCTGATTCAGTATCATTTTCCGCTTCACGAGCCAATGCAAGGCAAAACTCCATGGGGACGGTGACTATAACCGATGATTCAAGACGGCATTTGATAAGCAAAAGGTTGTTGGGTGATTGGATATTAGAAAGGGCGACAAAGAGGTAAAGAAGTATGGCTAAGAAATTAAATCCAAACGAAGACAAGAAAACCTTTAAAGAGATAACGACGAGAATAAAGATTGAGGGCGCGGATGAATACATCGCGAAGCAAACCGAAATCCTAAAGAATTTCAAGCTAATAGCCAAAGAAATAAAAAAAATAAACAAGCACCTGCACAAGGAGGATATGACTATTATTAGTCTAAATTGAAAGGAGCGATTATCGATGAATGAAAAGATAAATTGCACGGTGTGTGGTAAGCCTTTTGACCGAGAGGGTATGCAATTTACCCGCGACTGCCACGGTATCACATATCGGCTCGTGTGCCTTGACTGCTACGACAGACTTATGGCACACGGCTACGACGGGCAGTATTACGACGAACGCGATGAATGTCTTGACTACGATTAATAAAAGAAAAGGGGATTACAATGCACATCGTGCAATTTAGGACAATCAAGGAAAACGGCAGATACGGCAAATGGAACAACGTAAAGAACTTTGAATACAAACAGGAGGCTTTTAATATTATGGGCTACCTGATAGAAACCCTCAATTTTGCCCCGTCTCAATACAGTGTCGTGCAAATGTGTATAGTGCAGAAACCAAAATACCGGGAAATCACACTCGAAGGACTCTAAATCGTCAATCAGCTCATCAATGCCGTCAAACTCAAATCGCGACATAATCGTCACTACATCGAAGGGAGCAACGCAAATGATTAAATCAAGAGGAGTAACAATAGCCGACACGGATGGAATGCTTACCGGCGATGCAGCCATGGACGTAAGCCTCATACCCGAACACGCCGCCGCCAAGCTCGGCAGGTGGGCGCTCGGCCTTGCCAAAGACATATTAGAGCGTCCGGGAGAAAAGGGGCGCTACCAAGAATGGCTGAAGCAAAGAAGGCTTGCGGAACTGAAGGAAGAAAGCCCATGAAAGAGTACGACATCTACGCATACATGGACGAAATCCGCGCCTATCTGCGGTCGAATTGCATAGGTTAAAAAGAAGAACGCCATTCCGACACGGTGAGAAAAAGAAACCCATTGAGAGGGCGGGTAGACGAGAAAAAGGGTTTGTTTCCAAATTAGCAAGGTCTCCGTAAAACCTACCCGCCCGTGCCTTTTACAGAATAAATAAGCAAGAAGAAAAAGGAGGATAGCAAATGCCAAGATTAAAGCAGAGGTTGGACAAAGACATTGACTTGCGAGTATTGCTTAATAAGTACAAGCTCATCAATAAAATACAAGCAGAGAAAGTTGCGGCGCAATTTGGCGTAAGCAAGCGGTCAGTTTACACATGGGTTAATCATCCGGGGCGCGTCTCATATGATGTCCTGATGTTGCTTTGCCATTATTACGGCGTACCAATAGCGGAACTTCGCGAAACGATTAAATATTAGAAAGAGGCCCATGCGAGGGAGCTTGAACGGACAAAGACTGTAAGGAATACGAAAGAAAAACAATACCGTGCATAGCTACGGCCAGCTATTAATAAAAGAAAAGGGGATTACTATGTACATCGTGCAATTTAGGACAATCAAAGAAAGCGGCAGATACGGCAAATGGAACATCGTAAAGGACTTTGAATACAAACAGGAGGCTTTTAATATTATGGGCTACCTGATAAAAAGCCTGAACTTTGACGCCTCACAATATAGGGTCGTGGAACTGTTTATAGTGCAGAAACCAAAATACAGGGAAATCCCGCATCCAAAGGTGTCTTAAAATGAAACCATATGACATTTACAGCATGTCGCGTGACATAATCGCGGCATCCGGCAGCCCAAAGCCCGCGACGGGCAATGGGCGCGGATTATCCGGCATAACAATTAGCGTGAGCGGGAAAGGGATGTACAGAGATGAAAAGGGCTATATATTGCAAACTGTGCGGCAAGATGATTATTTTTGTGAAAACGGCTCAAGGTAATCCGATGCCATGCGACACACCGGGCGTTGAATTTCGCATTGACGCAAAAGGCACGGCGAGATGCCTTACTCCCGACAGATTAATAACGCCCGGCTACGTGCTTGCAGGGCGCGAGCCGGGCAGCGTCCTTGCGTATATGCCGCACTTTGCCACTTGCAGTCCATACAAGGCAAAACAAACGCAAAAGAAAGCGGAGAGCAGCCAGCCAAAAATCAACTATGATCAGATGTGCATTTTTCAAACATGAACGATATAAGGAGAGAAAAGCAATGACAAACATACAAAACGAAATAAGCGAATATATTTGCAACTTTAACCCGGCACTATCCCCATGCCCGTTTTGCTCGCGAACCCCGGTTATAAAAGGAAGACCCTTAAGCGAGAATTTGAGCGCGCGCTTTTATGTGAGCTGCCTAAACTGCGGCGCGATGAGTGGTCCGAGGCTCGATATATACACGGCTATAGGAAACTGGAACGAAAGGGAATGAGGAACAATGAATAAAGTGATTAAACAATTACCAATTGAACTGTGCATAAAAGATTAAACGGCAAAAAACAATAGGGGGCGAGCCCTTTTAAGGCTTGTATGTAGTAATAACAATAAGCACGTTTAAGTATAAAAATATATTACAATTTCGGAGAAACTGCCATGTCAAGTGTTATAACCGTCTACAGGGAAAAGAAATATATTTGCGGTGAATATCTCGATGTGTACGTATATCCCGTATACAGGCCTCCGGGTATGCGAAAGAAAAAGGCGCAGCCCACGACAGACACGCAGGCGAAACTAAACGAACGCCACGCACAGGAAAAACTTACCCGCTTGCTTAATACCAACTTCACACCGAATGATTATGGCATAGGGTTAAGTTATAAGGAAAATCAAATAAGCGAATATGAGGCAAAGAAAGATATTCGCAATTATATATGCCGTGTACGCAGGGCTGCGGCAAAGGCTGGCAATGCGGAATTGAAATACATTATCGTGACGGAAAAGAGCAGCCGGGGGCGTTATCATCATCATGTGATTATAAGCTGCCCCTCGCTCACCCGAGATGGGCTTGAAAAGATATGGGGTCACGGGACATGCAATGCCCGGCGTTTACAGTTTAACGAGAATGGCCTTGACGGTCTCTCACGGTACGTAACAAAAAGCCCGGTATTTACGCGCCGGTGGAGCGGATCAAGAAACCTTATAGACCCGCCTCCAAAAACGAACGACTACCGTATTAAATCCCGCAAACGCGCCGCCGAGCTTGCGAGCGGCGACACAAGAGAGCTTTGGGAACGTCTGCATCCGGGTTATTCTTTATCGGAAGTGATACCGTTCCACAACGAGGAAAGCGGCGGCGTATATCTCTTTGCAAGGCTACACCGCAAGGACGGTAAGTATATCCAGCCAGTCCGAAAACGCCGCAAAAAGAAGGAGCAACACAAATGTCTAATTACGAACTCATATTAAAAGGGGGATCGTTACATGAACGGAATAATTAGAGTATTCCCACGATACAGCAAGCAATATACGCCAACCGACGATTACGCCTTTGTCGGTATGCCAATGATGGGACTTCCACCACACGATGAAGTACACGTTTCTTGTGTATTTACGTGGGACATGGAACTGTGCGAGGAATTGAAATATCAATGGCAGGGAGTTACTGACAAACCAGTTAAGTTAGGTGGCGTTGCCTACGGTTCGCCGAGTGATGATTTTACACCCGGTCTATATGTCAAAAAAGGAATTACTTTTACTTCGCGCGGTTGCGACAATAACTGCAATCATTGTGCTGTGCCACTAAGAGAGGGAACATTAAAGGAACTCCAAATAATAGAGGGACGTGTTATTCAAGACAATAACTTTTTACAATGCTCAAAGCAACACAAGGACAAGGTATTTGAAATGCTAAAAAAGCAAGCGCAGATATGCTTTAAGGGTGGTCTGCAACCCAATCTGATTGACGGACATTTTGTGGACAATGTAAAAGGCTTGAGGATAAAAGAGTTATGGCTTGCTTGCGATCACCAAAATGCAATAGGGCAATTTACGAGAGCCGCAACAAAACTGAAGCAAGCGGGGTTTACCCGCAGTCACATACGTTGCTATGTCCTCATCGGTGACGATATGTCAGAAAATGAGAACAGGTTACATGCGGTATACAAGGCGGGCGCAATGCCATTTGCGCAACTATTTCAACCTGTAGAACCACGTTTGAGCAAAGTAGAATATAGCGACGACTGGAAACGCTTTGCCCGAATGTGGCAACGCCCGGCTGCAACTAAGGCACATTACGAGAGAAATACAAGTTATAAGGATTACAAGCACATGATAGAGTTAATCAAATGCGAGTTATACCATGATAATTTTCAAAATTACAAAACCTATAACATACCGAGGGCGCAGCTTGTCATTTGCGACATTCCTTACAACGTCGGCGAGAACGCATACGGCTCGAGCCCCGAATGGTATAACGGCGGCAATAATGCCAACGGCGAAAGCGACAAGGCGAAATCATCCTTTTTTGGCAATGACGGAGATTTTAATATAGCTGAATATTTTCACTTTTGCCATAAGCTATTGAAAAACGAACCAAAAGAAAAAGGAGAAGCTCCATGTATGATTGAATTTTGCGCTCATCAACAGCAACAATCAATTATTGACTATGCCGCCAAGCATGGATTTAAGAAATATACACCGCTTGTATTTATCAAACGCACATCTCCGCAAGTGTTAAAGGCGAATATGCGGATATGCGGGGCGACTGAATACGCTCTGGTGCTTTATCGGGACAAGCTCCCTAAATTCCGCAACAACGGCGAAATGGTTTTAAATTGGTTTTGGTTTGAGCGCGATAAACATATCGAAAGAATACACAACACGCAAAAACCTGTCAACTTGCTAAAGCGGTTGATAAGCATATATACCGACCCGCATGATGTTGTTATAGACCCTTGTGAGGGAAGCGGTTCGACACTCCGGGCGGCATACGAAACAGGGCGGCATAGTTACGGCACGGCTTTTTTGAGGTATCTAAACAAGCATACACATCCGCAAAAAATATAATGCTCGCAAATATGAGCGAACAGCAAAGTTTATTCATACCGCAAATACCGAACCGCCCAGAAAAAGCGCAACTGAGCTTATAGAGAAAATGGAGGGAATTAACAATGGATATATTAAGCAACGATACAAAGAGGCTCCTTAAACATAGAATAAAACAATACCACTCAATGAAAGAGACCGTTGAGAATTGGCGCGAAAAGGAAATTAATAATAATAAAAACGGAAAAATATACGCTCTCTCGAAAAGCCATAATCTGTCAGATAACACATACTCGACTGTAGAACGTCTTGCCACGCCGCCACAGCACGTAATGTATAAACTCTTATGGATTGAGGCAATAGACATGGGGTTAAAAACAATTAGCGACAAAGCGAAACTCAAACTGTTAGAGATGCTGTATTGGGGAGATTTTCCTTACACGGTAAAAAACGCAGCAAAAGAGCTATACATAAGCGAAAGACAAGCATATTCATGGTTAAGTGAGAGCTTATTAAAAATTGCGATATGCGCCATAAAAAAAGGCTTAATTAAACTTTAATAAAAAATTGCTGCAAAAAATTGCAGCACAAAATAGGGCTTTTAATGTGATATAATGCTAATATGCCAAAGGCATGGCGGGGTTTCTTTAATATCTTCCTTCTTACAGCAATGCGCCTCAATACGGGGCGTATTGCCGCCGCCGGCGCCTTTATGCTTATAAAATGGAAACGAGATTGCAAATGGGCTTTTATCATAACGCGGCATGGAATAAATGTCGCAAAAGCTATTTGCAGAAAGTAGACGGTCTATGCGAGCGGTGCGCGAACCGAGGGCGTATTGCCGCCGCCGACATCGTTCACCACAAAATATATTTGACGGACGATAATATATCTAACAGTAACATTTCTCTCAAGCACGGCAACTTAGAGGCGTTATGCCAAGAGTGCCATAACAAAGAGCACGCAACGCGGCGTCCATCGGCGGCGCGTTATGAATTTCGAGCGGACGGATCTCTATCCCCCCCCCCATCCGGAAAAATAATTAGCCACCCAACTAACCGCACAACATAGGCGATTTTTACCCCGCGCGGGCGCGCATGACGGGTGTATGTGACGGGGGGTGGGGGTATGGTATGCAAGTCAAAAAGAAAGAGGGTGATTTTCATGCCGGATAGCAAAGAACTCACAAAAGAAGAGCGGATAAAACGGGAGGCGGCTCGGCTTCGAAGGGTATTCAAAGACCTTGACAAGAACAAACTGCAATCGGTCAAAAGCCTCATAGATAACGCCGCATTTATGGCGGTTTCGCTTGAAGAACTTCAAGAAAAAATAAATGAAAACGGTTACACGGAGGAGTATCAGAACGGAGCGAACCAATGGGGTACAAAACAATCCGAGGCGGTCAAAATTCATATAGCGATGACACGCAACCACGCGGCGGCAATAAAGATGTTGGCGGAGCTTGCGCCCCCTGCACGCTCACAAAAAACTCCTCTTCAAAAGCTGCGGGACTTGTGATGGGCGTTAGCAATCATATCTACGATTACCACGCCAAGATACAAAAAGGTCAAATCATTGCCGGCAAGTGGATAAAGGCTTTATATAAAACAATCGTTGAAGGCTTAGAAAAAGGCAAGTACAGATATGACGCAAGGAAAGCAGACAAGGCAATCACGTTTATTGAAAATTACTGCCACCACAGCAAAGGGCGCGATGATCTTATAACGCTTGAGCTTTGGCAAAAGGCACTCATAGCCTGCGTGTTTGGAATAGTCGAGGACGACGGCGTGAGAGTATTTCGTGAAGTGTTTATCGTTGTCGGCCGCAAAAATGGAAAATCCCTTTTGGCGGCGGCCATCATCGCATATGTTGCATACATTGACGGCGAATATGGCTCTGAAATATACTGCCTCGCGCCAAAGCTTGAACAGGCAATGATAGTTTATGACATATATCACAAAATGACGCAAAAAGAGCGGGATTTATGCGAAATTACGCAAAAAAGGCGCACAGATATTTACATTGAGGAGAGCAATACGACAGTCAGACCGCTTGCTTTTAATGCAAAAAAGAGCGACGGCTTCAACCCCCAGATGGCGGTAAATGATGAGATTGCGGCATGGCGCGGCGACGGCGGTTTAAAGCAATACGAGGTGATAAAGTCCGCGCTCGGCTCTCGGCGCGAGCCCATTGTTTTTTCCATAAGCACGGCGGGATATGAGAACAATGGAATATACGACGAGCTAATGACGCGCTCAACCGATTTTTTACGCGGCGGCAGCAAGGAGTCGCGGCTGTTACCGTTTTTGTACATAATTGACCGCCCAGAGCGATGGCATGACATTGTTGAGATAAAAAAAGCGAATCCAAACATCGGCGTTTCCGTTTATGAGGATTATTATAAGGAAGAAATAACAATAGCCAAAAAGAGCCAAAGTAAGAAGCTCGAATTTCTCACAAAATACTGCAACGTAAAGCAAAACAGTTCCGTTGCATGGCTGGAATATGGGATTGTCGAAAGCACGGGTGTGAAAAAGGCGTTAAAAAACTTTTCCGGCAATTACGCCGTGGGCGGCATAGATTTGTCGCAAACCACGGACTTGACCGCCGCCGCCGCGGTAATAGAAAAAGACGGGATATTATATGCGTTTTGCCAGTTTTTTATGCCGTCAAACAGGCTTGAAACGGCGACAGCCGTTGACGGCGTTCCATATGACATATTTGTAAAGAAAGGTATTGTCACGCTATCCGGCGAAAACTATGTAAATTACAAAGACGTTTATGACTGGTTTGTAGGGCTACGCGAAACATACGGCATATACACGCTCAAAATCGGCTACGATCGCTACAGCGCACAATATTTAGTTGATGATTTAGCCGAATACGGGTATCACATGGATTGGGTGTGGCAAGGTGAAAATCTCGCACCCGTGATCAGGGAATTTGAGGGGACTCTAAAAGATGGCAAATTTAAAATTGCCAACAACAACTTACTGAAAGCTCATTTTTTAAACGTCGCGCTAAAGCACAACGCGGAAACCAGAAAATTTAAGCCTGTTAAAATAGAAGAACGGTCAAGGATAGATGGATTTGTCGCTGTGATTGACGCCTTGACGGTAAGGCATAAATATTATAACGAGATTGGCGAGCTTTTAAGCAACGCAAGATGAGGTAGGCGCATGGGGTTATTTGAAAAATTATTTACCAAAACGAAAATCGGGGGCTCACTCGCGCCCGGCTCGACATTTGAAGTAATGACGGGGTATGCCTCCGTTTTCACAAATTCGTCAGAGAAACTTTACGAGGTTGACGTTATCCGAGCCGCAATCCATTCCTTTGCTTCATTTTGCAGCAAATTAAAGCCGGAAACAGAGGGAGAAAAATATAAACAGCTTGAGCGGCTTTGGCAACATAAGCTAAACCCGGTACAAACCACATCGCAATTCTTATACCATGTAGCTACCATTTTAGCCGTTAAAAACACCGTGTTCATAGCTCCGATAGAAAACGCCTGTGGCGGCATAACGGGATTTTACCCGCTGCTGCCCGAGATGTGCGAAGTTATAGAAAGCCGCGGAGCCCTTTATTTGAGATATACCTTTGGCAATGGCAAACGCGCCGTTATTGAATTTGACCGCGTGGGGATTGTGACGCAACACCAGTTTGATGATGAGTTTTTTGGCAGCGACAACAGCAAAACGCTAAAACCGACAATGCAGCTCATACACACGCAAAATCAAGGGATAATACACGGTGTGAAAAACTCCGCTGCCATCCGTTTCCTTGCTAAAATCGGAAACGTCATAAAGCCCGAGGACATAAACAAGGCGCGGGAGCAGTTCACTAAAGAAAACTTATCAGAGGAAAATAAAAGCGGCGTCATTGTTTATGACAATAAATTTTCCGACGTAAAGCCGATAGAAAGCAAGCCGTACACAATAAACGCATTGCAAATGCAGCATATACGAGATAATGTATACAGCTATTTCGGCACGAACGATGCAATTGTTCAAAACAAATTTAATGAAAATGAATGGATCGCTTACTTTGAAGGAAAGATAGAGCCGTTCGCGCTCCAATTGTCGCTTGTCTTGTCAAGCATGGTCTACTCCTCAAAAGAAATAGAGGGCGGCAACGGAATATATTTCACGACAAACCGCCTAAAATACGCGAGCAACGCCACGAAACTAAATATATCAACGGCAATGTTTGACCGCGGCTTACTGACGCGCAATCAAGTCAGGGATATATGGTCTCTCCCGCGGGTGGACGGCGGCGACCAATATTATATACGCAAGGAATACTCAAAATTAGAAGATTTAGGCAAAGATTTAGAATTGGAGGAGAAAAAAGTAAATGCCAACAAAAAAGGACAGGCAGTATCGCCAGACAATGACACCTCTGGCGCAGACCCCTGCGGGTCACGCAAAAAGGCTTGACACAGATTATTACGTGGAGGGCTACGCCACCATTTTTAACAAGCCATATATACTGTGGGAATATGATGGAGTGAAATATTACGAAACCATTGACCGCAACGCGCTTGACGGTGCTGATTTTAGTGATGTTATTATGCAATATGATCATAGCGGAAAAGTGTTGGCTCGGAAATCTAACAACACGCTTGGCATAGATATAGACGATAAAGGACTGTTTATTTACGCCGATTTATCAAAAAGCCGCGCCGCTAAAGATTTGCATGAGGAAATCAATGCCGGGCTTATAACAAAAATGTCGTGGGCTTTTACAATTTTAGAAGATAGCTATAACAAAGACACGCGGACACGTACAATAACCAAAATCAAAAAAGTATATGACGTATCGGCGGTGAGCTTACCCGCTAACGGCGATACTTCTATAGCTGCACGTACTTTTGTTGACGGAGTGATCAAACAAGAGGAGCGGGAGTCGCTTGTGCAGAGGCAAAAACTTTTAAAACTAAAACTTTTATTGGAGGTAAACAGAAAATGAACTTAGAGCAAATATTAACACGCCTCGCCCAAATCAAAGAAGATATAGAAAAACGCGGGGCGGAACTTGGCGCGGCGGACATGGACGCGCTCGAAGCGGAAATCAAGGAGCTTACAGAAAAGCGCGACGCGCTCATAAAAGACAACGAAAAGCGGGCGCAATTGCTCGGATCGCTTTCCGATGGCGGCGCAACCGTCGTACGCTCTTTCGCAAGCCCGACACCCGTGCAGCCGCAGGGAAATGGAATGGAAGCAGATGGCGATCCTTACTCCACAATGGAATACCGCAAGGCTTTCATGAGCCATGTGCTTAAAGGCGAACCGATTCCAGCAGAGTACAGGGCGGACGCAATCACCAAAACAACGGATATCGGTTCTATCATTCCTACTGAGGTGCTTAACAAGATAGTTGAGAAAATAGAAGCCGTAGGGATGATACTGCCGCTTGTCACAAAAACCGCGTATAAAGGCGGCCTCGTAATCCCCACATCAACGGTAAAGCCTGTTGCCACATGGATATCAGAGGGCGCAAAATCCGACAAGCAGAAGAAAAGCATGGGAGATAATATCACGTTTGCATATCACAAGCTGCGATGCGCGGTCGCCGTGACGCTTGAAGTTGATACTATGTCTTTGTCCGTATTTGAAACGACTTTAATAAACAACGTGGTCGAGGCGATGATTAAGAAACTCGAGGAGAGCATCATCAGCGGCGACGGATCAGGAAAACCTAAAGGCATACTTACGGAAGCACCGGAGAGCGGCCAAAAGATCAACAGTTCCAAGCCGTCGTATCAAGACTTGATTGACGCGGAGGCGGCATTGCCGATAGAGTACGAAACCGGTGCGGTTTGGTGCATGACTAAAAAAACATTCATGGCCTATTTTGGCATTACTGACGCAACCGGGCAGCCCATAGGCCGGGTTAATTACGGAATAGCCGGGAAGCCTGAACGGTTTTTACTCGGACGTCCGGTAGTCGTATGCAATTACCTTGACAGCTTCGCTCCGACGCTTGCGGCAGGAAAGGCATTTGCGTTCCTTTTCAATTTCGCAGATTATGTTCTTAACGCCAACTATCAAATGGGTGTCAAAAAGTACGAGGATAACGACACCGACGACCAGATCACCCGAGCGGTCATGTTGGTGGACGGCAAGGTTGTTGACAAAAACAGCCTTGTAATCATTGCAAAGAAAGCCTAAATAAATGGAGGTCGGAGATATGCTTAAAGCCGTAAAGCTGGCATTGCGCATAAAGAGCAGCGCATTTAATAACGAATTAAACGGGCTTATCTCCGCAGCCATTGCAGACTTGCAGCTCGCGGGCGTATCTTCTGCGGGGCAGACTGACCCTTTAATGGAGCTTGCGGTCATTTTATATGTCAAGTCTCATTTTGGGCTTGACAACAAAGACGCAGAAAAGTATCTGAAAATATACAATGACCTAAAAGCGCGGCTTTCTCTCGCGCAAAAATACGAAGAGGGCGGCATAAAATGAACTGGTGCGATGTTATAACGCTCGTGTCAGAAACGAACGTGATTGATGATGAGGGCTTTTCGGCAAATGCTCGCGCAAAAAAGCGCAGAGTGTTTGCGAACGTAAAGTCAGCAACGCGAACGGAGTTTTACGCAGCAAAACAATCTGGCGTGACCATAGCCGTCACATTTGAGGTCATGGCGGTGGACTATAAAGGCGAGCGCATCGTAGAGAGTTCACACAGCGGGAAAACGCGTCGCTATCGGGTAGTACGCGACTATCCGATAGGCGGCGAAATATACGAGCTCAATTGCTCACTTGACGTGGGTGGTAAAACATGAACATATTAACGGAACTGACTAAAATATTAAAGCCGCTCCTACCCGTTGAAACCGCCATATTCAAAAGCCCGCCTCCCGCAGAATACGCGGTACTGACGCCCATGACGGATACGTTCGCATTTTACGCGGACAACTCGCCGATGTTTGAGGTGAGTACGGTCAGTATATCGTTTTTTTGCAAAGGCAGCTACACGAATATCAAAAACAAAATAACCGCTGCGCTGATTGGCGCAGAATTCACAATCAAAAGCCGCCGCTATATCGCATACGAGGCAGATACGGGTTATCACCACTATGCCATAGAGTGCGGCAAACACTATAGTATTACATAAAAATAAAACTGGAGGTCAATAAAAATGTTAAAAAATAAACCTATGCCGAAAATAGGCGTTGACAGCTTTTGCTATGCACCGTTGATAAAAGACGATCCCGATAGCGTCCCGGAATATGGCGAAACGGTAAAAATACCCGGCACTGTTTCCGTGGGCTTCACGGCAAACTCGCAAACGATTCCATTTCACGCAGACAATGGCGTGTACGTGAGCGCGGCGCAGACGGGCGACATCACCCTCACGGTTGGTCTGGCAGACATACCGCCAGAAATTCAGGCGGCATGGTTTGGCAGCAAATATGAAAATGGGATGATTGAAGACGGTGAGCTTAATGCACAAGAAATGGCCGTAGGCTACAGGGTTAAAAAAGCAAATGGCGCATACCGGTATTTCTGGCTGTACAAAGGCGTTGCGAGCCCGCCGTCAGAAAACGTGAACACAACAGGAAATACCCTCACGCATCAGAGCGACAGCATAACCATATCTTGCGCAATGCTGGCTTCAACGGGCAAGTATCGGCGCAGGATTGACAGCGATGACAAAAACTTGCCGGCTGGCGTAGACTCAAAAATGATTGAAAACAATTGGTTTGAGAGCCCGGTTTGGAAAGTCGGGGAAATCGAGGAGGTATGATGAAAATAAGAAACATAAAGGATTACCGCGACAAGCAAACGAAGAAAATACAAAAAGCCGGAGATATCCGCGATGTAGCCGATGGGCGCGGCAAGGAAATCATAAAAAAAGGTTATGCGGAAATAGTGGCAGAGCCGGAAAGCGCGGCCGCACCGGAGCAAACAACATAATTTCACAATGAGGGGGCACGCGGCATAAGTCACGCGCCCCCTCACAAAACGAAAGGCAAAACATGAAGCGGGTAAAGCTGATATACAACGGGAAAGAAATCATTTCGGACAGCTTCAACATGAAAGCATACCGGGTCATGTATGATACTGCGGCAAAAGGCAATTTCACGCCGGGGCTTTTAGATGATATGGCTCTCAAAGGCATTATAGCCATGTTTGACGGCACACCCATAACCGAAGATTTATTAACAAATAATTGGAGGGAGTTTGACGAAACCGAACTTGACGCCGCGCTATTAAAGGTTTACGGATGGTTTTTTGCGGTCAGGCCGCAAGGCGGCGTCACAAAATTTGAGGGGACGCCGCCGAAAGACCCTATATTGAGCATATATAAGAGGCTGCTGCGCGATCATGGCATTACGCCGAGCGAGGTTGACGAGCAAGACCCGCAATTGTTATTTGATGTATTTGGCGCGGATATGGGCGAACAAATCAGTTTCGACGATATGTCAAATGAAGAAAGAGAGCTGTACGGATTATAATACGCGCTATAACGAAGAATATGACAAATGAAAGTTGACAAAAATGGCAAAACTTGAATTTGACGGGCTCGTAGATTTCGGGCTTGATATACAAAAAATGATAGATATGCCCGCGCACGTAATTGACGATATGCTAAACGCGGCGGCCGATGTGCTTGTGGACGCGCAAAAGGCGAGCGGCCATAAAATGGGCGTATACGACAAGGGCAGCGACGAGGCACATATGATTGACTCTATAAAAAAAGGTAAACCGGGCGGAGGGTCAATATATATCCGCCCGAGCGGTCACAAAAAAGGCAGGCACGGACGGTCAAATCAAGCCATAGCCTTTTTAAACGAATATGGAACATCAACGCAACATGCGCGTCCGTTTGTCCGCACGGCAAACGAAGATAGCGCGGATGCGGCCATTGACGCGGCGGAGGCGGTATATGACGCTTGGCTTAATTCTTGAGGCATACAAAAAAGCACCCGGCAAGCAGGTGCTTTTGAAAGCGTTATTTATTACCGTAAAGTTTTTTGTAAACTCCGTTCTTACGACACCACTGATAATGTTTTACTAAATAAAGGCGCGTTTCATCAGAAAGCGATGGGTTGAGATTTGCGGCGTTTTTCTTTTTAAGATCGCGGTTGCTGTATTTTTCTACGAGATAACGCGCAAGTAGAATATGCGCCCATACTCCAAAAACAAGTAATAAAATAAGACATAACAACCCTAACATTTTACTCACCGCCGTCAACGCGCCACATATTTTGGATGCGTTCAATTTCTTTGATATGTTCCACTTTCCTTTTTTCCTCATCTTTTTTCTTTTTTCTGTTTTCGCCTATTGAAATAAATGGGAGCACGATTAACCCCACCACAAAAAGCAATTGGAGAATAAAGCCGATTTCAGCAGAAGGTGGAAGTAGCATATCTTCACCTCATTTCTTACGTTATATATTAAAAATAGCATATATCAATGAAAAAATCAACAAGTAAGTTGCGAAAAATCAACAAAAGAGGAGTCGAATATGTCAATACGTACAATAAGCACAAGGCTAAAAATAGATGGCGAAAAAGAATATACCATCGCGTTAAAAAATGTCTCATTGAACATAACCGCCCTCAAATCAGAAATGAACTTGCTTGCGGCGGAGTTTGCAGGCAAGCTTAATTCATACGAAGCCTTAACTAAAAAAGGCGAGATACTCGAAAAGCAATTAAGCCAACAAAAGGAGCGGGAAAAACAGACTGCGCTTGCCGTAGCGGAAGCTACAGAAGCCCTTAATGAACAAAGCACTGCGCTTGAAAATCTCAAGCAAAGGCGTGATGCGGAGCTAAAATCAACCGGCGAGCAGAGCAAAGAATACAAAGAACTCGAAAAAGATTTAAAAAAAGTCGAGGAAAACGTCCAGAGGGCGGCAAATTCCGTGAGGCACTGGGAGACCCAAAACAACAATGCAAAGGCGGGAGTTGCGGAGCTTGCAACCGAGATAAATAAAAACAACAAACATCTTGATGAAACCGGGCGTATGGCGGGCGGCGCGGCAACGTCCATAAACGAATACGGCAAGGAAATCACACGAGCGTCGGAGGGGTCTAAACAATTCGGGGAAGTCAGCAAAATGGCAATAGGCACCCTTGCCGGGGCATTGTCGGCGGCGGGAATACAGGAAAAAGCAAAGGAAATAGCCGACGCATTGCGCGAGTGCGTTGACGCCGCGCAGGAGTTTGAAAAATCATCATCACGCCTGACGGCCATGACCGGGGCGGTCGGGGCGGACTTAGACGGAATGAAGCAGTCCATCATGACCATATACACATCGCTGCCGTACTCGCTTGAGGAAATCTCCGGTACGATGGGTATACTTAGCACCATGACCGGGCTTACAGGAAAAGAGCTTGAGAGCCTGACCGAGAAAACGCTTAATTATGCCCGCGTAAATGACGAATCCGCCGAAGCAGCGGCGACGGCATTAGGCCGCCTCATGAACGACACAAAGCAAAACGCCGCCGAGATGTCCGTGACGATGGATATGTTGACAAAGGCATCCCAAATGACCGGGATTGGCGTCAATGCTTTGAGCGAACATATTATTGCAACAGGCCCCGCTTTTGTGGAAATGGGCTTTAGCATAGAGAAGTCGATAGCACTGTTTAGCTCATTTTACAAATCCGGCGCCGAGCCTCGCGAGCTTATATCATCTCTAAATATAGTCCTCAACCGCATGGCTAAGGACGGCGCGACAAACGCGGAGGAGGCTTTCAACACGCTTTTACAGTCCATAAAAGACGCGCCGGATATACTTTCCGCAACCACGATAGCAAGCGAGGCTTTTGGCGCGAGAGTGGGCGCAAAAGTAGCGGACGATATAAGGGCTGGACGCTTTGAAATTGAAGAATTTACAAATGCCATTAGCGAATCAGGCGGAACTCTTGACAAGATGGCCGCCGCAACGTTGACGTCGGCTGACAGGCTTCAAACACTCAAAAACGCCTCGAACACATTAAAAATAGCCATAGGCGAACAATTGTCTCCCGCGCTTGAAAAAGCGGCAAAGGCAGGCTCGGGTTTGAACGAATGGGCGGCGGAGCTTATACGGCAAAACGAATGGATCGTTCCCGTCGTGTCCGCCCTATGCGCGGGTATTGCGGCGCTTACAGTAATAATCACGGTCTACACGCTAAACATTACCGCGCTGGCGGCGGCAAAAGCAGCCGCGACAAAAGCAATCGTCGCGTTTAGCGCGGCGCTCGCGTCAAACCCGTTTGGCGCTACGGCGGTCGCACTGACAACGCTCGTCGTTGCGATAGGCACGTTCATAGCCATGACGGGTACTGCATCCGAGTCGCAGCAAATATACAACGAGCGGATCGAAGCATCCCGTGAGTCGCTCGAAAGATTGCAAACGGCTCACCGGGACACCGAAGACAGCATACATGGCGCGTCAAAGGTCGCCGAGCAATATATAAAAAGGCTTGAAGAACTCGAGGCGGCGGGGCTTGACACGGCGGAGTCCCAAGCGGAATACGCAAGGCTTATTGACCTGCTCAACGAAACCATACCGAGCCTGAACATAGTCATAAACGAAAAGACCGGGCTCATTGAGGGCGGCACTCGTGCCCTATGGGAAAACACGGAGGCATGGCGGGAAAACGCAATAGCGCAGGCGGCGGCCGCGGCGTCAAAGGAACTCTTATCCGAAGCCACAAATGCCGCGATCGAGGAAGAGATGGCCTTGCGCAGGCTTACGGCGGAACAAGCTAAATACACGGATGAGTTAAAAAAACTGGAAGAGCTAAAAGAACTACGGAAAAATAGAAACCCTGGATACACTACGGATTATGAAGGAGTGCTTCTTAACGAAAAAATTACGCAACTCGAAAAAGAAGTGCAGACTGTGCTAACCCTCGAGGCAGCATACAACGCCGCCGCAGATGCGACAAAGGAAGCAACCGCCGCATATGAAGAGCATTTTGACATAGTCAGAAATATTATCGGCGCAACAAATGAATTAGTATCGGCGGAAACGATATTGGCCGCCGCGGCAACAAAGCGTCAAGAAGGCTACCGCATGATTTCAGAGGGTTTGGCATCTTCGGGGCTTGCGCTAATAAAAGAAGCAGATAATTTAGAAAAGCAAGCGGCAGCAATGACCGCGGAGATTAAACGAAACGCGGATACCGCCGAAGAATTACGCATATCTCATGAGGAGCTTTTAAGCACATCAAAAGAGCTATATTCCGAAATCAACATATTATCAAGCGCGTTCAAGGAACAGGCGGATAGCGGGGAGCTGTCTTTTGAAACAATCTTAAAACTCATAGACGCCGGATATGCTTCCGCTATCGCAATAGACAAACAGACAGGGGCGGTATACATAAACGAGGAGGCATACCGCGCCTTGATCGGCGCAAAGCTCGAAGACCAGCGCGTAACGATGCAGTCGGAAGCAAACGCATTAAAAGCGCAAGCGATGAGGCTTGAGCGCGAAGCGGCGGCAAATTTACAAGAGGGCTACGAAGAGCTGTCAAAAGCGCGTATTGCAGACGCGGCGGCGGCAATGGCAGAGGCAACGGGCATTGAGGCGGCACTTGCGGCAATGGAAAAAGCGGCAAGCCACGCCCCATATTCGGCAAAAAGCGGCCGCACATCGGGGTCGGATCAAGATGCGCAGCGGGAGGCACAGAAAGCCGCCGAAGAATACGAAAAACAAATGCAAAAGGCGGTAATATCCGTTCAGAACGGTTATATGCTCATGAGCGAGGCGGCATCCGTGTTTGGCGTAAATCAAACGGAACTGGCACAGCGGTATTCCATCGAAACCACATACTCAAAGCAAATGGATAAAGCCGTCCAGGCCGTCATAAGCGGACATGAAACAATTTATTCCGCCATGCAAAAGTATGGCGTGGAATATGATGAGTTTGTGAAACGCCTTGAGTCGTATACGGGAGATATGCGCAAACAATACGACATACAGCGCGACGTAATTGATTATCATTACAAGCTGGGAAAATTAAGCTCACAGGAATATTACGACGACTTAACGAGGATGCGCGATACATATCTTGAAGAAAACACACAGGCTTGGCGTAGCGCGACGCTCGAGCTTAAAAAGCTGAAAGAGGACATGGAGCGGGACAGCATTGCGTCCATAAAAGCCGCAAGCGATAACGCCATTGATGAATTAAAGGCGCAGCTTGAGCGGAAAAAGGCGCTTATAAAAGAAGAATTGAGCCTTGAAAAGCAACGGTTAAACTCGATTATCACGATGATAAACGAAGAAATACAAGCCCGTCGAAACTTGCGCGACGACGAGGGCGCGGAGGATAAAATCGCCGAAGCACAAAAGCGCGTACAGGATGCGGAGCGGTCGCTTGCGGCCGCAAGGTCTCAAATGGAGTATGCCCGTGACGACGCGGCAAGGCTGGAAGCCGAAAAGCTCGTGCTTCAACGGCAAAGTGCCGTTGAAGAGGCGAACGCCGCATTGCTTAGGGCGCATCAAGACTACGAAGATCAGCTATGGTATAGGGAAAAGCAAGCCGAAATTGACGCGGTACGCAATCAGATAGCGGCGGCGGAAACGAAAGCGGCCGCGCTCGAAGAAAAAGCGAAAGCCGAGACCGCAAAAGCAATCGCGGAAGCGGCAGCGGAGGCGGCAAGGCAACAGCAGGCTCTTCAAGAACAAATGAACGCCGCTATTTCCGCAATTGCGGCGACCGTTGCAAGCCCGTCATCAAGCGCGGCAAACAGCACAGTAAACAATACCGCAAGCATACAGGTCACATATACAAATGCCGCGGCGACAAGCTCCCAGATAGCGGCGGCATTGCAAAAAGTTTTGTACAGTATGTAGAAAGGCATGGGGCATGGTTAGAAATTTAGAGTGGCACGCGGCAAACGGCGATGTCATTAAGTTTTCACACTCAAAGCCGTTCTTATTGGAGCGGTTTTATCCCGGCACGCCCGGCGCATCCGCCGAAATCGTTAAAGCAATCCGTATTGCAGGGCAAAAAACATACCATGTGAACGCCGAGCCGCTTACACCGTCAATGACGGGCAGTATGCACGCTAAAAGCCAAAAAGAACTTGATAACCTACGGCGGCGGTTGCAAGCAGCCCTTAACCCTCTACACTTTGGCTTGCTTATATATAATAATCACGCAGGGTCATTCCGGCTGCAGTGCAGGCCATTAACAGGCGCGGAAATAAGCGCGAGGATCGGCAGCGCCCATAAGATAGACATTGAGTGGATTAGCGACGAAGCTTACTGGACGGCGCAAGCTGAGTCAAAATTAAACGTAGGGGAACGTAAAAAAAGCTGGAGATTTCCGTGGGTCATAAAACCTACAGTATTTTGTCAAATCATGAATAAAGGCTATATTCACAACCCTACTCAAATTTCCGTCATGCCTGTTATATCTATATCTCAAACCGAAAGCGAAAAAGTCACAATCGGAAATTCTTCAATCTCCGCATATACGACAATAACGCAAAAAATCGCGCCGGAAGAAAGGCTCGAGCTTGATATGTCCATTCCGTCTGCGAGGCTCATATGCTCAGATGGATCGGCTCAAGACGTGACACATTGGATAACGCTCGACAGCACGTTCCCTTGGGCTTTGCTTCCGGGCGAAAATGAAATATACGCGGATGCGGATAACCCTGATATGACCCCAATTATAACGCTGCGCTGGAGATTGCCGGAGGTTGGAATTTAGTTATATGGAAATAAGAATATACAAACCGCCCGATCTTACGGAGAGAAAATACACGCCGATTGCAATCACTTTTGACGCGCACTCTATCAGCGTCACGGAAAACTTTTATACGTTTGGAAATTTTGAAGTTAAAATAGCAAGCGCAGCGGCCGCCGCGGGCAAGTTTCAAAAATACTTATATGTTTTAATTGACGGCAAGTTCTGGGGGCTGATAACCGGAATTGAAAAGGCCATTGACGCGCAGGGCGATATTACGACCATAACCGGATTGGACTTAAAAGGACTGACTTCGGCAAGGTATACGACTCCGCCGGGCTTCACTTATGAGGAGGTTGGGGGCATTGCGGGATTTGACGCAATAACCGGAAGTACGGAAACGTGCATGAAGCACTACGTCAGAAATAATTTTTTTCAGCCATCATCACCGACTCGCCAAATACCCGGATTTGAAATCGCGCCGGATTTAGGGCGGGGCTTAGAAAATGACCGATATATGACACGTTTTGATTTGCTGTCTGGCGTACTTGAAGAATTGGGCACAGCGGCTCAGGTTGGCTATACGGTATTGCCCGAACTTGAAACGGGAAAACTCATATTTGACATTTGTGAGGGCGTTGACCGGACGGCTAATCAATCGGATAACCCGAGGGTGATATTTTCGGTATCACGGAAAAATATTGAAAACATGAACTATGTTGACAGCGACCGAAATTTGCGAAATCTCTTTTATGCGAGCTTGTCAGGCGGTCAATTTGTTGATGACATATATACGGCAACAATAACAAGAGACGATGGAGACTACCCGAGCGGGATATATCGCTGGGAGCAGCACTTAGACATATCAGCGACACACCCGGAGCCGGGCAGGGAGTTTGAGGAGCTGAAACGCCTTGCGCTCGCGCGAGCCGACAGCTATACGACGGTACGATCGTTAAATGGCGCAATTATGCAATCATCGCAGAAATACGGGATTGATTTTAAGCTCGGAGATTATGTTTCTGTCGTCAATGAGGACTGGGGCGTGAGAATGAACACGCAGATCACCTCAATAAGGGTTGATGCGGACGTTTCCGGCGTGAGGCATTCGGCGACGTTTGGAAATTCGGCACTTACCATAATACAGCGCTTACGGCGCGACATAAGAAATGGAGGTTAGCACATGAGGGGTTACTTTTTTGACGGTTGTCAGATAGAGGATGGGAAATATGACCGGGAGTACAGCGCAAGCGACCACGCGGATTATTTCAAAAGCATATTCACAACAGGAGCTTTTACAAAACTTGATCCGCGAGCTTGCGAAGTGACGACCGATGGGAGCGGTCTCAACCGGTATATAAGCGTCGCTCCCGGCAGGGTTTTTATCAGCGGGTACTGTGGCATTACAGATGGTGATGATACATGGCACACGGCGACGCTCGCCGATGGGCGTTACCGCGTTGTCATAAGGCTTGACCTGTCGGATGACGTGAGGGCGTTTTCGTGCGAGCTGCTACACGGCACGGCAACGGAATACCCGCCGATCGTGCGCGACGGCAACATCTACGATCTATGCCTCGCTCAAATCGAAATTGCGGAATACGCGCCTACAATACAGGACACGCGCCTTGACCCCGAATTGTGCGGCACGGTAAATATACAGGCATTGCCGCCAGAACCGCCATACTATCCACCGGGCGATTTGCCGCTTGACTTGTGGCTATATACACTTTTCCCTGATACTCTCACGCCGGAGCAGCGCGAAGCCGTGGAGGGCAATCCCTCTTTGCGGCAAATATGGGAGTCCGGCCGCATACAAGGGAGCAGGGCACACTATGGGACGTCCTCATCAACAGGCTCGCCGCTTGTTGCGACAATGCAAGATGGCAGTACGTTTGTTGAAAAAACAGGTGCGATAATCAATGTAAGGTTTACAAACGCCCTTAACCGCACCGCCGCTACAAACCTACAGCCGAATGGCGGCACAGCGCGAGCCATACAAATAAACGGTGCGGCTGTATCAGCAACAAACCCGCTTGTCTGTACCGCAAACACAATTATATCATTCGT